AGGAGGATTTTTACCAATAGCTATGTTTAGTGGAGTATATAAGGTTATTTACGTTACAAATAATTTTAAAAATGGAAAATTTACTCAAACATTACAATTAGCAAGACTAAGAAATCAAGATCTGTCTCCACAAGCAATTGGTAATGCAATTCTTAGTGCAATTGGAGGTTCAAGTGTAGGACAAGCATTTGGTCTTGGCAGCGAGAAAAATAGAATGGGCGGCGAAACACAGACTGAAGGATCTTAATTAATGGCAACAGAAACACGCACACCTAGAAAACATAATCTAAATTCAGGAATTTATTTAGGAAAAGTAATTAATCATTTAGATACTACTTTTATGGGTGGCCTTGAAGTTGAAATTGTAAAAAGAACTGACGGCGGCGCAATACAAAACTATGTACAGTGTAAGTATGCAAGTCCTTTTTATGGACAATCGCCTTACGATGGTTTAACAAATAACGTAGGTTACGAATATACACAAAAAAGTTATGGGTTTTGGGCAGTGCCACCAGATCCAGGTACAATGGTTATTGTTGTTATGCCTGAAGGAGATTATAGCCAAGCATATTGGATAGGTTGTGTTCCTGATCTAGGAATGAATTTTATGACACCTGGGTATTCTGCTACTACCTTTAATGATGTAGATAGCGGACTATCTTTACCAGCAGGCGAATTTAATAAAAAAACTGATCCTTCAGGAAACGATTATACAAAATATGAAAAGCCAGGAAACAATTTAGAAATTGATAGACTTGATTTAGCAGGTATTAAAGAAGACTGGGCTAGAGGAATTAATAGTTCAAGTGCTAGAAGAGAAGCACCAAGCATGGTATTTGGTTGGAGTACTCCAGGGCCAGAAGATTTAGACGGACCTAAGTACTCATACGGTAAACCAGGTGCACAAATTCAAAAACCTTTTAATCGTCTTGGAGGTTCAAGTTTTGTAATGGATGACGGAGACATGAGTTTGCTTCGAAGAAAGCCTGCAAGCGGAGACGAAGCAGACAAACCAAGTTATGCTAGTGTTGAAGCAGGCGAATCTGATGGAGACAAAACTTTACCTTCTAATGATTTAATACGAATTAAAACTAGAACCGGTCATCAAATTGTAATGCACAATACAGAAGACTTTATCTACATATCACATGGCAGCGGAAACAGTTGGATTGAAATGACTGGTAATGGTAAGATTGATGTTTATGCAAAAGATAGTATTAGTTTTAGAACTGAAAACGATATTAATTTTTATGCTGATAGAGACATTAATTTTGAAGCAAAACGTAATATGAATTTAAGTACTGATGGAAATTTCTTTTTGCACACTATTGGAAATTATGAACTTAAAGCAGATGCTGAAGGAAGATTAAGTGCTGACGTATCTACTAATATTACAGCGCCTGAGCATAGAGAAACTGCAGAAGGCGGAATTTTTATGAACTCAACTCCTGCGGCAGTAGCGGCTGGTACAGCAACAAGACCTGTGCGTATTCCTACACACGAACCTTGGCCAGATCACGAAAACTTAGATCCAAAAACATTTGTTCCTGACAAAACAGAATCAATACCAGATAACGAACGTGTAGGAACATTTGTTAATTCTACACAAGAAGAAGCACCAGAGTTTCCAACACTTACGGATACTTTTAAGCGTCCAACATAATAAGGTAAATACGGTATGAGCACACTAGAAAAAAACTTATATAAGCAAGTATCAGTAAAGGGTAGTAATAATTCAGATAGAGTTACTACTGAAAAAAGTGCTACATATAGAGGATTTAGTACTGTAAATCCTGAAGCTAGTTCGCATGTATTACATGATATTGCTCTTATAAAACAGGATATTATAAATCATTTTCACATTCGTCAAGGTGAAAAACTTAGTGATCCTGAGTTTGGAACAATTATATGGGACATACTTTTTGAACCGTTAACAGATACTGTTAAAAATGCAATAGTTGAAAATGTTTCAAGAATTGTAAATTATGATCCGCGTGTTCAAGTTAATCAAATTACTGTAGATTCTTACGAAAGTGGCATACAAGTTGAGTGCGAACTTGCCTATCTTCCTTATTCTATAGTAGAAAAAATGCAGTTGAAATTTGATGAGAACGCTGGGTTTATGACGCAGTAATTATATACGCACTTATTATTTTCATATAAATACTGCTATAGATAAGGAATAGCCAATGTCATCTACAGATAGACAAAATAGATTATTATTAGCAGAAGATTGGAAGAGAGTCTATCAGTCTTTTCGTAATGCAGATTTTCAAAGTTATGATTTCGACAATTTACGTCGAACAATGATTCAATACCTTAGGGAAAACTATCCTGAGGATTTTAATGATTATGTTGAATCTAGCGAATACCTTGCGCTAATAGATCTTATTGCATTCCTTGGTCAAAATATTTCTTATCGTATTGATCTAAATGCTCGAGAAAACTACTTAGAACTAGCAGAGCGTCGTGAAAGTGTGTTACGTTTAGCTCGTTTATTATCTTACAATCCTAAGCGTAATCAGCCTGCTAACGGACTACTTAAAATTCAAAATATTAGAACTACTGAAGAAGTTCGCGATAGTAACAATGTTAACTTATCAGGACAAACAATTACTTGGAACGATCCTGCTAATAGTGATTGGTATGAACAGTTTATAAAAGTTTTAAATACTGCACTTCCAACTAATGGAACTTTTGGCCGTCCTACAAAAAAGACAGTTATATCAGGAGTTGATACTGAGCAATATAGATTTAATAGTACTAATACTGATGTACCAACTTTCCAATTTAATAAAACAATTGACGGTAGAGCAGTACGATTTGAAATAGTATCAACTGATATTACTGATACTATTCTTGAAGAAGCTCCTTTCCCTGGCAATAATTTTGCTTTGTTATATAGAGATGATGGGAAGGGTCCTACTAGTTCAAATACAGGATTTTTTAGTCATTTCCGTCAAGGAACTTTAGACATAGGCGTGTTTACGATCAACAACTATGCATCTAATCAATCAGTTGCTATCGAAACACCATTAATTAATAATTCAGATGTTTGGTTATATCAGTTAGATAGTTTAGGAAACGAAAAAGAACTTTGGACTCAAGTAGATGCATTACAAGGTAACAATGTTATCTATAATAGTTTAGATAAAAATGACAGAAATCTTTATTCAGTTTTGACTAGAGTAGATGACAGAGTTAGTTTACTGTTTAGTGACGGGGTATTTGGTAATATTCCAAAAGGTCAATTTAAAGCATATTTTAGAACAAGTTTAAATCAACGAGTAACTATTACTCCACAAGATTTTAGAGGAATAACAATTACTATTCCTTATCTTTCAAAGCGTAATAAACTAGAAACTCTTACTATAACTTATAACTTAAAGTACACTGTTGATAATAGTTCAGTTAGTGAAACTACAAGATCAATTAAACAAAATGCACCTACTACTTACTACACCCAAAATAGAATGGTTACAGGTGAAGATTATCAAATTGCACCATTAGGTATTAATCAACAAATTGTAAAAGTTAAAAGTGTTAATAGAGTTGCAAGTGGTATAAGTCGTTATTTTGATTTAATAGATGCTACTAGCAAATATAGTCAAACAACTTTATACGGCAATGACGGTGTTGTATATAAAGAGTATCAACATAAGAAAGATGGATTTAATTTTACTACTAGAACAGATGTAGAAGGTGCTGTAGAAAATACTATTATACCTATTTTAAATGATAAAAAAATTAGAAACTTTTATTTTGACAAATTTAATAAAATTATAACTAGAGACCTAGGAGTTAACTGGGTACAAACAACTTCAGAAACTAACTTATGTACTGGATATTTTAAAAATATTGAAGATGTCCCTTCTACCTTAGGTAGCTTTACTGGCTCAATTTTAAGTCTAGTTACAGTTGGATCTTTAATTAAAGTAGTTGCTCCTGGATATGTAGCTAAATCAGCACCAGAAGATGCAGATACATCGACTAATCATTTTAATACTAAAGGTGAGCTAGTTTCAGGACCTGCTAAGTTGCTAGGCGACACTTATTACAAATGGGTTAAAGTTATTAGAATTAACGGTACAGGCTTTGAACCTACAGATGATGGTCGCGGCGCTGTTATATTAAATGATGTTATTCCAACAGGTGGTATATTATATGAAATTAAGCCACCTCTTGCTAATAATTTAGAAACTGGTGTTAAGCAACAAATTATAGATCAAATATTTTCATATAAAACATTTGGTTTAAGGTTTGATCAAATTGATGCTGAGTGGAGAATAGTTACAGAAAACAATCTTTCACTAGGCACAGAATTTAGTACAGGTAAAACCGGAGATGTAACTAATCAAAATCTTGACGCAAGTTGGTTAGTACTTTTTCAAACTAATGGAGAAAGATATACAATTACATATCGTTCAATGAGATTTGTATTTGAAAGTGATAACGAAATTCGTTTTTATTATGATTCAAACGATAAAATTTATAATAATAAAACAGGAAAAATTGTTAAAGATAGTATATCTGTATTGAACATTAATCCACAACCAGATAATCCTGCTCCATTCACAAGAGATTTTGATTGGGAAATAGTTGATGCATATAGAGATGTAGAAGGATATGTAGATAGTAAAAAATTAGAAATTAGCTATTTTGACGACGACGAAGATGGCATTGTTGACGATGCAGATTTATTTGAAGAAATTATTGCTCCTGAAGTAAATCCAACTAACAAGTATATTATATTTGAAAGAATAGTAACAAATGACGGCGTAGAAGATTATAATTATTTTAACAACGATAATGACGAAGTTATTATTTTAAATTCTAAAACAGAAGTAGAGCCCTTTAGTACATACAACGATGGACAGGTTTTCTATTATATTGACACTGATGTCTTTGAAGTTCTAGACAAATCTACTCTTAAATTAAACATTACTGCTGATTATAAAGCAAGGGTTGGCAGAGATAAATTAAAATTCCGTTATATTCATGCAGCAAGTGCTGAATCAAGAATTGATCCTAGTGCAAGTAATATTATTGATATGTATTTGCTAACTAGAAATTATGATAATGATTTTAGATTATGGCTTACAGATCAATCAATTGAAAAACCATTACCGTCGAGTAGTGATCAGTTGTTTATTGAGTACGGATCAGCACTGAATAAGATTAAATCATTAACAGACGAAGTTATATATCATCCTGTTAAGTATAAGATACTATTTGGAAAAGAAGCAGATACAGAATTGAAAGCTAAATTTAAGATTGTAAAAAATGCAGATAAAGTTCTAAATGATAATGATATTAAAACAAGAGTAATTATAGCAATTAATCAGTTTTTTGCATTAGACAACTGGGACTTTGGCGAAACTTTTTACTTCTCAGAACTTTCGGGATTTGTCATTAATCAACTTGCTCCTGATATATCTTCGTTTATTATTGTTCCTGTACAGGAAGATCAATCATTTGGTAGCTTGTATGAAATTAAATCAGAAGCAGATGAAATTTTTATAAGCAGTGCAAGTGTAGACGATATTGAAATTATAGATGCAATTACTGCTTCTAGATTAAAAGCCTCAGGCGAAGTAGTTACACAATCAAAAACAGTTAATGCTGGAATTCAAAGTACAAACTTTGAAGATAACGCAACACGAATTAATAAAGGGTATTAATACTAATGGCTGACGATAATAAGCAAAATGAATATCCACTTCCAGGTGAAGTGCCACAGCGTAGAGAAAGTGCTAGACACTTACCCAAATATTTTAGAACTGAGAAAAATACTAAGTTTTTACAATCTACGTTAGACCAATTACTACAACCTGGAGTATCAGAAAAAGTTAATTCATTTGTAGGAAGAAAAAGTGCAAAGGCATTTAACTCAACTACTGATTCTTATCTTGAAGATGTAACTGCTGACAGAACTAATTATCAACTAGAACCAGTTAGTATTGTAAAGGACAATTTAGGAAATACAGAATTCTTAAGAGACTATATGGATTATATTCACCAAATTGAGAATTTTGGTGGCGACAATAAAAATCATAGTAGAAATAATAAACAAGAATTCTATGCTTGGAACCCTAATATCAATTGGGACATGCTTACAAATTTCCGTGAATATTATTGGCTTCCTACAGGACCACAAACTGTTGTTATTCCAGGAGAGTCAAAAGAAATTACAAGTACATATACTGTTGAATTACAAAATGCTCTTGGAGATTATTCTTATGTGTTTACTCCTGATGGAGCAACAAATAATCCTACATTAAAATTGTATAGAGGTGTAAAGTATAGATTTGAAATTAACACCCCCGGACTGCCGTTTACTTTTAGATCTGCTAGAACATTAGAAGATGAATTTTTACTAGTAGACGAAGTATCTCAACAAGGAGTAGAAAACGGAGTAATCGAATTATTACTTGGCCCAGGAACACCAAATGAAATATGGTATGTTGCAGACAACGATATTAATATTGGTGGACTAATTAAAGTTGCTAATCAAGACGAAGCTAGTTTTATTGATGTTGAGTCGGAAATTTTAGGTAAAAAGTATTATCAAACTAGAGATGGATGGAGTTTAACAAACGGTCTTAAAGTAAGATTTTCAGGCGAAGTTACTCCTTCAAAATTTGCTGATAGTGAATGGTATGTAGAAGGTGTTGGCGATGCAATTAAACTTGTTTCTGACATTGACGTAGAAGTTTCTTTTCCAGTAGGAATTGATTTATTAATACCTTTTGATGACGGTGTTGATGGATTTGATAGTTTACCATTTGGATCTGCAACTGGATATCCTAGAGATAAAGATTATATTACTATTAACCGTTCTAGCCCAGATGGAAATTTTTGGTCTAGATACAATAGATGGTTTCATAGAAGTGTTATTGAGTTATCAGCAGAAATTAATAATTTAGTTTTAGATATTGATCAAAGCCAACGTGCTAACAGACCAATTATTGAATTCAAAGACGGATTAAAACTTTATAATTTTGGTACAAAGACAAAACAAGTAGTTGACTTACTTGACAATTTTACTACTGATGCTTTTAGTACTATAGAAGGTAGTCTAGGTTATAACATTGACAGTGTACAACTTGTAGAAGGTATGAGAATTGTATTTCTAGCAGATACCGATCCTTTAGTTAGAGGTAAAATATTTGAAGTTAGATTTATTAAGTTTACAGGAAGCGGATCCGACGGACAAATTAGTTTAGTTGAAACTGCTGATTCAGATCCTCAATCAGGTGAAAACATTTTAATTACCAGGGGTGAAAGTTATGCTGGATCTATGTGGTATTATGACGGAACAGATTGGAATAGAGCACAAGAAAAAACAGCAGTAAATCAACCTCCTGTATTTGATATTTTTGATGTAGACGGCTACAGTTATTCAAATACAAATGTTTATCCTGCTAATAGTTTTAGAGGAACTAAAATTTTTAGTTATAAAGAGGGAACTGGTAGTAACGATTCTGTTTTAGGATTTCCAATAGCATATAGAAGTATTAATAATGTTGGAGATATTGTTTTTAACTTTGATTTTAATACTGACATAGTACAATATCAAATTGATGATGAATTATATAATATTAATGTTAGTAACGGATATCTAAGAAGATATATTCCTGATTTAGGATATGAATTACTAGGAGCGTATGTTAAAACAGATGCGCTTAGTGAGCAAGAAGTAATATTACAATATGTAAACGACGGTACAAGATTACAATATCCAATTGATTGTTATAATAACAGTGCATTTTTAACTGACTTAAAAGTTAAAGTATTTGTAGACAACGTTATTGTGTACGAAGGTACTGATTATGAATTAGTTAATACAGCAGATAAAATTAAAGCAATTAAATTTTTAAACAGTGTTGAACAGAATGCTAATATTCTAATTAAGACAAGTTCAAGTACTCCTAAAAATCAAAACGGTTATTATGATATTGCACCAAACTTAGAAAAAAATCCTCTAAATGAAAATATCTCAACGTTTACTTTAGGTGAAGTTACAGACCATGTAAGTAGTATTACACAAAATACTCCTAATTTTAACGGAGTATTTCCTGGAGTTAGTAATTTACGAGATATAAAAAATCTAAGTGCATACGGTAGAAAATTTATTAAACATTCTGCACCTTTAAATCTTGCACTATTTTCAACTTTAGATAAAGAATCAAACATTGTTAAATCTCTAAGATTTTCTAAAAAGGAATATAGTAAATTTAAAAGATTATTTTTAGAAGCAGCAGAATCTATTAGTTATAGCGGAACTGTTAGAGGGCATGTTGATAAAATAATTGAAGAAATTACTAAAGATAAAATTAATTCTATGCCATTTTACTTTTCAGATATGATCGGTTATGGCGCAGCAGTTACTACTAAAATTTTGATTGAAGATAAAGATACTAGATTTTTTGCACTTACTACACCATTTGATTTAACTGAGTTAAGTACTCGTGCAGTAACAGTTTATTTAAACGGTGTTCAATTACTTCATAATCGTGATTATATTTTTAATAGTGAAGGATATTTAGAAGTAACAGTTGAAAAGGAGTTTGGTGATACATTAGAAATTAATGAATATGAAAATACTAATGGCACATATATACCGTCTACTCCTACTAAACTAGGACTCTTTCCTAAATATGTTCCTGAAATTTTTGTTGATGACACATATGCCGATGCTCCATTAATTATAAGAGGACACGACGGAAGTTTAACTAAAGCATTTAATGATTACAGAGATGATTTAATTTTAGATTTAGAAAAACGTATTTTTAATAATATAAAAACTGAATACGATCCTAAGATTTTAAACATACACGATTATTTGCCAAGTACTTTTAGAAATACACAATTTTCTAGGACAGAAGTATATAGTCCAATGATTACTGATTTTGTTCAATGGTTAGAGTTAATAGACGAAGATTATACTGAACATAGATATTTTGATAGAATAGATTCTTTTACTTGGAATTATTCAAGTATGAATTCGCCAACTGGTGAAAAATTAGCAGGCTGGTGGAGAGGAGTTTATCGTCAACTATTTGATACAGATCGTCCTCATACACAACCTTGGGAAATGCTAGGATATACAATTAAACCTACATGGTGGGAGGAACAATACGGCCCTGCTCCTTATACTAGCGAAAACTTACTAATGTGGGAAGACCTAGAAAAAGGAATTATTAGAAAACCAGGAGAGCCCTTTAAAATCAATTCTAAGTATGCTCGTCCAGGACTAACTAAATTTTTACCAGTAGACAGAGATGGTAACTTATTAAGTCCGTCAGACTCAAACGCAACTCAACGATTTGCTAGTGTTGGTTTAGATTCTTCTTTTGTATTTGGAGATAATTCTCCTATTGAAAATGCTTGGAGACAAAGTTCAGAATTTCCTTTTGCATTATTAACAAGTTGGATTATTAATTCTCCTAGTTCTTTGCTATCAGCAGGATTTGATAGATCTAGGCAAATTAGAAATACTCTTGGTCATTTAGTATATAAACCAACTATGGACCATATAAAATTATCTGATTTAGTATTTCCAAATACCTCAGCAGATTCTACACAAGTACTTACATCTGGATTAGTTAATTATATTTCAGCGTTTATGTCAAGTAGTGTAACTTCAAATTTTGATGATTATAAACGTAAACTTAAATCTATTAAAAACTGTCTTGCTTTTAAATTAGGTGGATTTACAGATAAGAGTAAGTTTAAATTAATTTTAGAGTCTAGAACACCTTTAAATAGTGGCAATGTGTTCATTCCAGAAGAAAATTATAATATAGCGTTGCATACTAGTTCTCCAATAAAAACAGTTAATTATAGCGGTGTTATTGTAGAAAAACGTCCGTCTGGTTTTATTATAAGAGGTTATAATAAAGAGAATCCGGTATTTAAATGGTATCGTCCGTTTAGTTCTAATAAAGATGTAACGATTAATGTTGGAGGAATTTCAGAAAGTTTTTCTAAATGGGAAGCTGGACAACTTTATAATAAAGGAAAGATAGTACAGCATCAAAATTCATTTTTTAGTGTAATAGAAACACATACAGCAGCATTAAGTTTTGATTCTTCAAAATTTACTAAACTTCCAAAACTTCCTACAATTGGAGGAGCCGATGCAACTTTTAAAGTGAGATTTAATAAGTTTGATGAAGAAATTTTACCTTACGGAACTAATTTAAGAACAATTCAAGACGTTGTAGACTTTTTATTAGGTTACGAACAGTGGCTAATAGAACAAGGTTTTAGATTTGAATATTATGACGGCGAGGAAAAAGTACTATCAGATTGGAAAAATAGCTGTCGTGAGTTTATGTTCTGGACTACGCAGAATTGGTCTGAAGGCGCACTTATTGCGTTGAGTCCTGTTGCAGACGAAATAAACTTCCAAACTGAATATTCAACAGTTGACAATATTTTTGATAACTTCTATGGTTATAGTTTACTTAAATCTGATGGTACAAAATTAGTAGAAGAATTTACTCGCATTAGCAGACAAGAACCAAATAAGTTTAAAATTCGTCCTAAACAAACAGGCGATGGAGTATATGCAGTACAAATTCCTATTATAAGAAAAGAGCATATAGTAATACTAGATAATACTACTGTATTTGGAGATATTATCTATCAGCCAGCAACTGGATATCGTCAAGATAGAATTCGTACACTAGGATATAGAACCGTTGATTGGGACGGAAGTTTAAATGTCCCTGGGTTTATATACGATGAAGCAATAATTACTGAATGGCAATCTTGGAAAGACTATTCTATTGGCGATTTAGTTAAACATAAACAATTCTTTTATAGTGCAAATGAAAAGGTTCCAGGAAGTCTTTTATTTGATGACAAATATTGGTCACGTCTATCTGAAAAACCAGAAAGTAGATTGTTAACAAACTTTGAATATAAAACTAATCAATTTGCAGATTTCTATGATCTAGATACAGATAACTTTGATATTGAGCAGCAAAAATATGCACAACACTTAATAGGTTATCAAAATAGAAACTATCTAGCAAATATTATTAATGACGATGTAAGCCAATATAAATTCTATCAAGGAATGATTAAAGAAAAAGGCACACTAAACAGTCTTAATAAATTATTTGATGTTTTAAGCGAAAATGATAAAGAAAGTATTGATTTTTACGAAGAATGGGCAATTAAACAAAGTCAATATGGCGCAAGCGAAGGATTTGATGAAGTTGAATTTAAACTAGACGAATCACTTATTAGATCTAATCCTCAGCCATTCTTGCTTACTAATGATATTACTGGCGAAGAAACAGATTTAGTATATAGAATTCCTGATTTCAGTGTATTTAAGAAACCGGCAAAGTATAATAATACTCCATTTCCTGTAACAGAGTCTTTACCTCAATATACTAGAGATGCAGGTTATACACATATTGAAGATATTGCTATTACAGTAGCAAACTTTGATGATATTGTAACTAAATCATTTACTGAGGTTAAAAATAAAGAATATGTTTGGGTAGGAAATAGAAACGGTGATTGGTCAGTTTATCAACATGTAAACTCTTCTTATATTATTACAAGTATAAAAGGTAACGCAACTGCAATTAGTATTGGCGCCGCAGATAAAAATCAATTTACAATTACACTTGACACATCAACAACTGATATTGTACCAGGTGACATTATTGGCATATACGATCTTATTGAGACAAGTTATGCAACACAAGATAGTACATATCCTATTGCAAAACAAACTTCTTCGGATACTGACGGATTCTTTAAAGTTCTTAAAGTTAGTGTAAATGAAATTATTATTGAGACAGATAAAGTAATTTCAGATATTAATCAATGTAGAGGCATAGTATCTAAGTTTATCCCAGTTAGGGCAAATACATATAACGATGCAAACAAAATTGCACAAGAAGGAATTAATAAAAATGATTTGTTATGGGTTGACACAGATGATAGAAATCAATGGCGAGTTCTTAGAAATACTCAGGCATACAACTTATTGCAAAGAATTCCAGGAGAAGAATTAGGCATTAACAATAATTTTGCAAGTAGTTTAGCAGTTGATAGTAGAAACGTTACATTAGCAGTAGCATCGCCAACTGCTGGCAATGACGGAAAAGTTTTCTTATACACTAGAGGCGGGAATAATCAAAACTTCCAATTTACGCAAATAATTGAACCTATATCAACAATATCAGATCTTAATAAAGGATTTGGTAAAGGTATTGATATTAGTTCAGACGGAAAGTATTTGATTGTTGGCTCGCCTAACTCTTCAAATGTAAAAACTAAATTTAAAGGTGAATATGATCCAACAGCTGATTATCAAAATACTGAAATTGTATCTTATGAAGAACAGTTATGGGAAGCTATAGTAGATATTCAAGGTGCTAATTTATCTCAACCATTTGGTAGCTTTACTGCAATGGTTGAAGTTATTGTAGACAATAATATTACTTCTGGCGAAATACAATTTAATAATTTATTAGCAGGCAACTATCCGTTTAAAAATACAGAAGCAGATCATATTTTAGTAAGAGCAGGAGCAGATCAATATAGGGCTACTGGCATTGGAGATACTGTTTATTTAGATTGGTATGCGGAAACTTCTGCAAATCAACAGCAAGATCCTAATAATTTATTTAGACAGCCGTTTGGCGGCGAAGGACTACCTTGGGTAACTGAAGAATTTTTAGAAAGCGGTTTAGTAATACAAAACAAAATCGATGTTGTGCTATATATAGATGCATTTTCTCAGATTCCTAATGTTGGAGATCAGATAGAATCACAAGGTGTGTTTGGTTATGTAGCTTATACATATCAAGAAGGACCTAGTGTAGTAATTTACGTTACTGGATCTGTAGGTACTTGGCAGGAAACTAATTCTGTATTCTTAGAAACAGGAGAGTTCCTTGGACAGTATGTTCGTAATGCTCCTAAAGAACTTACAGAAGTAGATACAACTGACGAACTAGGTGGATATTGGCTATTTAATAGACCTGAAGAGTTTTCATCTCCACAACCAATACTATCAGGTGACGTTATCGAAGATGAAGGTAGAGCCTTAGCAATATATAACATTGTTCCAGCAGGCAAAGATCCAGTAGACGCAGCTGGCGGAAATATATGGGATTATAATAATACAGAATTATTTGCAGGCGATAATAATCAAAACAGTTATATTAGAACATTAACGTCCGAAGGCGAACCAGGAGCATACGGCGAGTTTGATATTATTAAAAGTGACCTGTTTGTAGTTAGAGCTCCAAAGAGTCTAACAGATATTTTAGACGTAGTTGCTCCAGGCGATGAAAATAACGATAAAGTTGGTTTAAGAGTTTTAAATTTTGCTAATTTAAATGATGGTTCGTTTGTTGACATTACTGACTCCGGATTAAATTACTTTGACACTAATAAAACTCATACGTTATATGACTTATGGGACGGATACATTAAATTTGCATTAGACGAAACAGATGATTTTGGTCGTAGATTTGAACCTCTAGTTGGACAGTTTGTAAGAGATCAAAATACAGGTGCAACTGCACAAATAACTTTTTATCAGAGAGATAGTGCCGAAGCAACTATTTTTGTTAAAAATGTTGCTGGAGAAAATCCTTGGTCATTAGGTTCTGATAATGGACAACCTGCTATACTTGAAATGTTAAGGATTCCAAACAATCCTTCAACAATTTATAATGTTACAAGACCTTTAGGCGACATTAAGACAGTTTCACTAGGTTCAGAAAATTTAGGAATTGGCGGTCTTTGCGTATTCCAACTTGATACAGAAATTGATGAAGTTCCAGTAAACGATACAATTATTGGGGCAGAATATATTATCTATAAAGACAGTGAAATTTTAGGATTGCCTACTGAACCAAATATACCGTCATCAGTAAACTTAAACTGGAAAAACGTTTTTAGAGTTCCTGTAGATGCAAATGGTGTTGCACTTCCTCTTAACAACTATGGGTCTTATTCAATATATGTTAGAGAAAATGTAAGCACATTTACACCTTTAGGATCTTTTATCGTTCCAGATCAAATTGACGAATTACAAATTGGTTCTAAAATTAAGATTGCTAAACAAAACGATTTTTATAGAGCATTTATTGGCTGTAAAGGAAATGGTACTGAAGAAAACCCAGGGCGCATCTATTTCTTAAATAACGGTACTGACGAAGAAGGACTAACTTATAATTGGGAACTTGCAAAAGACAAGCGATATAAGGGTAGCTTTAGTGAAGATAGAGATTATTATCTAAACGATATTATATTTAATGATGGTGAATTCTATACTGCACAAACTAATATTGCAGCAGGAGACAAGTTTAATATACTCGACTGGAGTTTGTCTACCAGCGATAGTATTAGGAGTGTAGATTTTGTTGGATTTATTCCTAATAATACTGATAATGTTCCTGGTAATGATTCTAGTTTAAAACTTGAACAAGACGGCTTAATATCATTTGGTAAAGATTTTGATATAAGTGACGACGGCGAAGTTTTAGCAGTTACCGCAGAATATAATAACGGACCAAACAAAGTAATACTATATAGAAATGTTAACGGCAACTATCAAAAATATCAAGAATTTGTAACCACTCAAGATAATGATGAATTTGGAAATCAAGTTAGTGTAAGTCAAGACGGAACTATGGTAGCAGTTTCTGCTCCAAACTCGAATACTGAAGATGGCGAAGAAAGAGGCACAGTATATGTTTATACATATAATCCTGCAATAGGTGTAAGAGAGTTTGAATTAACTCAAACACTTGTAAGTTCTAAACCAGTTAGAGGAGAGCAATTTGGAGGAAATATTGATTTTGATGGACGTATGTTATTTGTTAGTGCATTTAGCGCACCAAGCGATGATGTGACACAATTTGATACCTATCAAGAGCGTTTATTTCCTGAAAGTAATGTTAACGGTAAAAAGTATATATTAGATCCAAATAGTGCAGGAACAACTGCTACTACCTTTGACAGTGGGTTTACATCATTTAAGAATACTATTGCTAATAATGGTGTTGTATATGTTTATGATAGAATAGAAGATAGTTTAGTGTTTGGTCAAACACTTGATCTTAATGATCCAAATATAAGATATTTTGGACGTAATATTAGTGTTAAAAATAATCATATGTATGTTAGTCTTCCAACATATGATAATAAAGATAGTGACGGAGTATCAACCAATAAACTTGGTCTAATTCTTGATTATAGACGATCAGATGCTACTCGAGTTTGGGAAACATATCGTAAACCAGCATTACCAGTTGATGTGGATAAGATAAAACGTGTAATGCTTTATGATAGTAATAAAAATGTTATCTTAGAAAATTTAGATTACATTGACCCAGTGCAAGGAAAAATTGCAGGACCAGCTGATCAAGAAATTCGCTGGAAAACAATATTTGATCCAGCAACTTATTCTTTAGGAACTTCAGATCTTGATGTTGATGAAACTGAATCATGGGGAGAAGCACAAGTAGGTCAAGTATGGTGGGATTTAACAACTAGCAAATTCTTAAATACGTACATAGAAGACAATATAGTTTATAAAAGTAATAATTTTAATACTTTATTTGAAGGCGCATCAGTTGATGTGTATGAATGGGTAAAATCTAAATTAAAGCCTGAAAAGTGGGACGAATTGTCTGCTCAGCCAGAAGGCGAAAGCAAAGGAGTTACTGGTACTACAAAATACGGAAAAGATGTTTATGTAGAAAAACGTGTATATGATAAAATTGCACAATCATTTACATCTTATTACTATTACTGGGTTAAGAATAAAACAACTATACCTTCAGTAGAAAATAGATCTCTTAGTGTAGAAACTATTGCAAAATTAATTGAAGATCCAGGAGCACAAGGATATAAATTTATTAGTTTCTTTGGCAATAATTCTTTTGCATTGCACAACTGTGATGCATATATCAAAGATAAAGATACTGTATTAAATATTCAATACTGGACATTTAGCGATAAGTTTAGTAATATACACAATCAATATCAAATATTGTCAGAAGGGTTAGATACAAGTAAACCGTATAAAGAAATTGAACAAAAATGGTTTGACAGTTTAATTGGATACGACAAACAAATAAGACCAGTTCCTGATCCTAACCTAAGTGTTAAAGAAAAATACGGAATTCTTAATAAGCCAAGACAGAGCTGGTTTATTAATAAAGTAGAAGCACTTAAACAGTTAATTGAACGTGTTAATATTGTTCTTAAAGACAACTTAATAGTTGACGAAAAAAATATATCAGCATTTTTAGATTATGACCCTGCTCCTACTTTAGTGTCAAGGCATTATGATGTTGAAGTAGATACTGAAATTGACTTAGAATTTGTAGGTGTATCAAGATTAATTACGGCAGAATTATTACCTATTGTACAAGATGGTAAAGTGGTTCGTGTTGATATTCTAAATTCGGGTAGAGGTTATAAAGTTCCTCCTACGTATGAAATTACAGGGCTTGGCGCAGATGCTGAATTTGATATAGTAATTAATACAGCTGGTCAAATAACTGAAGTTAATGTATTAAACACAGGATACAATTATAACGAAAATACAGAAATAGAAGTACGTCCATTTACAGTTCTTGTTAATGCTGACAGTCAAATTAGAGGTAATTGGGCTTTATACAGTAGAGATATTGAAGCAAGAGAATGGAATAGAATTGGAAGTCAAGCATACGATGTAACCAAGTATTGGAATTATATTGACTGGTACGATACTGGCTATAACGAATTTACAGAAATTGATCATGTAATTGAACAAAGTTATGGACTACAAAGTATTAATGATCAATTTGGTGACGTTGTTAAAATTTTAAATGTTGGCAGCGATGGTTGGTTATTGCTTGAAAAGATTGATAATCAAGATACAATAGACTATACAGTTAACTATAAAACAATTGGTAAACAAAACGGAACTATAAAATTAAGTGATAACTTGTATAACTTTAATTTAAGTAGAGTTGGCTTTGATACAAATACATTTGATACCCAATTCTTTGATAGTCAACCAATAGCAGAAACAAGAATTATTTTAGAAGCATTAAGAGATGATATCTTAGTTAATGATTTAGCAGACGAATATAATAAATTATTCTTTGCAAGTTTACGTTATGTATTTGCAGAGCAAGGTTATGTTGATTGGGCATTTAAAACTAGTTTTGTTAAAGCAAAACATAATGTTGGAAAATTAAGTAATCGTGTTACATATAAAAATGATGCATTATCTAGTTATGAGGATTATATTAACGAAGTTAAACCTTATAAAACTAAAATTAGAGAATATGTTTCCGATTATACAACTGTTGAAAGCTCACAAAGTACTGTTACTGATTTTGATAATCCTCCAAGATTTGAAAGAGAAACTAACAACATTGAAGTTAGTGACATAAGAGTTATTAACGGATTCTTATCTGGAACATTTGATAATTACACTTCATACCCAAATAAGTTTTGGGTAGACAATGCTTCTTATAAAGTTATTGAAATTTCTATAGCAGATGCAGGAGCAGGTTATTCTAGTGCGCCTATTGTTACAATTGAAGGTGATGCTACTGCAAAGGCCTCTTTAGGCCCAGGTGGTAAAATTTCTAGTATAGTTATTACAAATCCAGGAAGTGGATATATTACTGCTCCAAAGGTAACACTAAATGGTTCTATTGAAGATGGTGGACATCCAGCAAGAGTTTCAGCTAGGATAGGAGATAGTTTAGTTAGAACAACTCATACCACTGTTAAGTTTGATAGAGTAAGCGGAACTTTCTTTATTACACAATTAAATGAAACAGAACAGTTTTTAGGAACTGCATCTAAGACAGAATACGATCTTAGCTGGCCTATGGATATGAGAACCAATACAGTTGAAGTTACTGTTAACGGTGAACTTGTACTTAATAGTCAATATACTTACGACAATTATCTCAATACAGAAAGCGGCTTTGACAAATACTATGGGAAAGTTATATTTAACGATCCGCCAAAAAATAATTCAGTAATTGAAGTAAACTACAAAAAGTCAGTTAGGTTGTTAGATGCACAAGATAGAATTAATTTATTCTACAATCCAACTAGCGGACAAATAGGTAAAGATATTACTCAGTTAATGGACGGTGTTGACTATGGCGGCGTACAAGTTAAATCATTTGAATTTGCTGGACCTACCGGTTGGGATACAGACAATTGGTATACCGGAGCTTGGGATATATTTGACGAAAGTTTTGATGAAGAATCATTCGAAACAGACGGTAGTACATTAGTATTCGAATTAAGCTCTCCGTTACAAAAAGGTGTAAAATATAATGTTTACATTAATGGTGAACGTGTAGATGACGACGGTTGGGACGGAACAACAAGTGCTGATAATCTAGCAAACAAAAAAGCATTTATGGCTCCGGTAATAGGTGATGGTATAACTGATACTTTTACTTTTGAAAACCAAACAGGTTATTACAAATATTTAGATGATCTTAGTCCTGGATGGAGAGATAATCCGCCAAAAGAAATTATAACAATACGTAGAACTACTTCGGACGGTTCGTTAAAACCCAATGAAGAAAGTTTTGATACTGCTTTAGAAGGCGGCGACTTAGCTTATACAACAGCATTAGGTATCAATGCAGAAGAAATTAATGTTGATGGTGATGGATTTGTAACACCAACAACAAGTAAAGGACCAGAAGAAACTATTCCTGGACAAGTACTTGATGCACTAGACATTACAGTGTATGAACGTCCAGTTAGTGGATCTAGTTTAATGCAAACTTATCTGTTTAAAGGTGATGGTTCAACAACTACCTTTACATTAAAACAACGTCCATTCTCATACGAAAGTGTTATTGTTAAAATTAACTATGAAATTGTATATGGCAAGTCTAAGTATAAAATTGATTATGATAATAATCAAGTAATATTCTATACACCGCCAGCTGATAATGATAATATTGCAATAATTAGTATGGGCATAGGCGGCGAGAATGTTCTAGATTATGATGAATTTACAGCTGACGGTGTAACACAAGATTATTTAACGGGTATTGCTTATAGTGAAACAGCTTATGCGTATGTAACAGTTAATGGCGAATATCAAGCATTTGATTTAATTGAGTCTGACGAAACATACGAAGTACCAGGCAACTGTGTTATACGTTTTGTTCAACCACCAGAAGAAAATAGATTAATACAATATGGATTATTTGACGGTGAAATTGATTCATTTAGCCAAGTTACAGTAGATGAAATTATAGCAGACGGCTCTTCCACTAGTTACGAATTGTCAAGAGCACCATTTAATCAAGAACCAGATTCATTTAACATAATTGTAACAGTTAACGATAAACTTCTAAATGCAGGATATAGTGAGTCGTTTACAGTTCTTGAAGATGTATTAGAATATAGAATGAAAGTATGGCAAGTTCCGGTAGGTACACTATCAGGAACACATATGAAAGTTTTCTTAAATGGCAGAGAACTTGAATTTTTACAAGAATGGACATTTGAAGGTGCAACAGCATTTAATCCTAATATTAGTGATGATGCACAACCAGGTAGTACTGTAATTCTTAATAGAGGTGTTGCTGCTGCCGGCGATGAACTAAAAGTTTATGTTATGGACGACGGCGAATATAGATTTGGCTATTGGGACGAAAATGATATTTTTGTTGACACATCAGGAAGTGATAGTATAACTCCAGTACTTCATTTTGATGCTACTTATGAAGAAGGTGATATTATAAGGGTATACCAGTTTAGCAATCATGATGGTCAAGGAATAGAACGAGAAAATTATGATATAGTACAACGTACTGAAATGACATATCAATCACAAGGATATTATGATTATAGACGTTTAAAAAGAGGTTTAATTAAACTAAGACAAGAAGCTGTCGGTGTTGATTATGTTTGGGTAGCACTAAACAATAAATGGTTAACGCCAACTGCTGATTATATTTTATTAGAAAATAAACAATACATTGAGTTTATTACACCAGTAAACGATGGCGATTCTATTGACATTATACACTTTAGTAATCCTCCAATATCCAATAAGTTTGGTTGGAGACAATTTAAAGATATGTTAAATCGTACACATTACAAGCGTTTAAATAGTGAAGATCAATATACTTTAGCACAACCATTAAATTGGTATGATAGAAGTATTACTGTAGTTGAACAAGAAGGAAATCTACCAACACCAGATCCAAAAGGAAATACTCCAGGTGTAATCTTTATTGAAGGAGAGCGTATTGAATTCTTTAGAAGAGAAGGTAATGTATTAAAACAATTACGTAGAGGAACTTTAGGTACAGGCGTTAAAGATCTTTATGAAGCAGGTACTAAATTCTATAATCAAAGTGTAGATAGTTCAATTCCTTATAAAGACAGACAAGAAGAAGTAATAGCACTTGCAGGAGAATATAAGGATATGTCATTGGTGTATCCGGATAATAGTCCTGAAATAAGTGTAACAAGTATTGCATATAACTTTAATAATAATACAGTATTTCCGTTAGGTGGGCAAATTGCAACAGTAGACGGAGAAGGGTTCCGTGAAGGAGTAACTGTATTAGTACAAGATGTTAAATGTGAAACAACATACATAAGTGGAACACAGTTACAATTTGTAACTCCAGCATTACCTGTAGGAGCATACGATTTAGTAATTATTAATCCAGTAGAAACAGATCCAATATTTAGACCTTCAACTACTTTAGTTGTTACTAAGTATCTACCATATGTACAAATATTGTTACCATTTGCTCCGTATCCTAATCCTGCAAGTTCAGGCGCTTGGGATCCAGCAACTGAAACAGGATGGTACAAGGATGCATTTGAAAACTTAGGAATCCCAGAAGTATATTGGGAGGCGCAAGATATTGAGGTATTTGCAAATGGTCGTAGACTTCGTAAAAATCCAATTAAAGTTTACGATGTAAACGAAGGTCAGTTTAGCCCAGATGGCGATGTTTGGTTACAAGCAGAATATGCAGTTAACAAAAATGTCGGAGCATATGTACGCCTAACTGCACCTCCAGAACCAAATACAGTGCTAACTATAGTTAGAAATCAAGGTTTAATTTGGAATGAAATTATAGACGAAACAACAGGAACGTATAAACCACTAGGTCAGTCTAATACAGAAGTAGCAACTTTCTTACGTGGAAAGAGTATTGAATTACCGCGATAAATACATTGACAGGAAAACAAAATGGCAGACAATTTTTTTGATAAACAAGGTATATTTTTAGAAGGTCATGTAAAAATTCATGATCCAGATTCTGGAGAAATACTACTTAATAAGCGTAATGCAATACATTATGAAAATATGAGTATTGCTCTTGCAGAAAGTTTAAGTAATGCAGGCCAGGGCTGGGTACATGAAATGAGCTTTGGTAACGGCGGAACTAGTTTAGATCCAACAGGAATTATTACTTACCTAACACCAAACAGCACAGGAACAAATGCAAGTTTGTATAACCAAACTTTTACTAAAGTTGTTGACGATAGAAGTGTTAATAACATAGATCCGGCACGTAATAAAATTGATATTCGTCATGTTAGTGGTACAAACTATACAGACATATTAGTATCTTGTTTATTAGACTACGGTGAGCCTAATGGACAAGACGCATTTGATACTGCTAGTAGTACTGAAAGTTTATATGTGTTTGACGAACTTGGTTTAAGAGGTTATGATCCAGATGGTCAAGGTCGTTTGCTGACACATGTAATTTTCCATCCTATACAAAAGTCATTAAACAGACTTATACAAATTGATTACACTGTAAGAGTACAATCATTAACTGGTTTCAACGAGGGGTAATAAATGCCATATACTATTAATTACACAGATGTTGCAAACAAAGGAACTATTACAGTAGAAGACGGTGTAATTAACCGTGAAACTACACTAGGTTTTCCAGGACGTAATTCAACAGCGTATGGTGCAACGATTGCAGAAAACTTTTTACATTTATTAGAAAATTTTGCATCAAATATTCCTCCTGATAATCCAGTTGAAGGACAATTATGGTATGATAATACCTTAACTGAAGAAAAGTTAATGGTGTATAATGATACTAACTGGGTTCCTGCAAGCGGTATTACAAAATCAATTAACACTCCGGCAATCGCACAATTAGGCGACTTATGGGTAGATACAGACAACCAACAACTATATTTGTTTACAGGTGGCGGCTGGATCTTAGTAGGTCCTAGTTTTTCAGAAGGTTTAGCAACAGGTGCAAAAGCAGATCAGATTACTGGTCAAGATAATGTTTTATATAATATTTTAAGAATTGAAGTATCGGGACAAACTGTTGGCGTTATTAGCGGATCAGATACTTCTTTTGTTCCTAAGTCAACGATTGCAGGCTTCTCTCAAATTAATCCGGGTTTTAATTTAATTAATAAAGATACTGACAATGACGGATTAAGTAATTATAAATTTTTTGGTACTGCTGAAAAAGCAGAAAATCTAATTGTTAATAATGAAATTGTTGCTGCTGGAAATTTCTTAAGAGGTAATACTACAAGTACTACACTATTTCCACTCAACATTCAAAACAACCAAGGTATTAACTACGGAGTAAATGCTGAACTTTCAATTGGTGTAGAAGGTAATGCAGGTGTTATACAGCATAATATTGGCGGATCTAATATTGACATGCGTGTTAGGAACAATGATGTTGCTAAAACAGTTATACGTGTTGATTCTAGCTTACGTGTTGGCATTAATACAGAAGCTCCGGAGGAAGCACTTGATGTAGTAGGTAATATTCAGTCATCTGGAAGTGCTATTATTAATGATACTACACAAAGTACAACAATCAATAATGGTGCATTGCAAGTTAGAGGCGGCGCAGGAATTAGACAAAATTTAAATGTTGGCGGCGAGACTAAACTATTAGGACTAATGACGTCAACAAATATAGTTCCAGATGATAACAATATTCGCGACTTGGGTTCATCAACTAGATCTTACAGAAATACATATTCAACTAATTTTTATGGAACACTAGAAGGCACAGTTAACGGTAAAGTTAACGGACCATCTACAAAATCTGCTGCACTGATTGATAAAACAACATTTATTATGGAAGGCGATGTTAGTACTATTGTTCCTGTAGTGTTTGACGGAGCATATCAAGATCCACAGTTTGATAACGGCGAAGGTAACGCAGTTGGTGAAGTTCCGTTAACAAAGAAATTTAGAACTGAAATTTCAAATAACTTTATTCAAGGTAAAGAATTACAATCTGATGTTTCAGACGATGATTTAATTTTATTTGATGATGTAGAAGGTGCTTCACCTGGACTTAAAAGTGTTACTAAAGAAAATTTCTTAAAAACTATACCAAGAACACCTGCAGGTGTTATATTACCATTTGGCGGAGATGTTCCTCCAAACGATGATTGGATTTTATGTGATGGCAGAGAGCTTGATAAAACTGATTATCAAGCATTATTCCAAGTTATTGGTTATAAATTTAAACCAGAATCGCAAGTAAGTAACAACAGTTTTGCTGTTCCTGATATGCGAGGTAGATTGCCAATGGGTGCTGATAACATGGGAGGCACAAGTGCTAATGTTGTAGAGGCCACAGCAGCAGATATTGTTGGTGCTTTAGATGGTAGCGAAACAAAACTTATTGACGTTACTAACTTACCAGAACACCAACACAACTTACAAGATACAGATAGAAACCAATTTTATGCTATTCAAGATAGACAAGATCCGTCAACTGACAGCAATGTTACAGGAATTGACGGACCAACTGCTACTAACGGCGGCCAAAAATTATCAAATAGCGGTAATATTATTAGTTCTAACCCTGTAGGACAAGAATTTAATATTATGCCTCCAACAGTGACAATGAATTATATTATATATTCTGGAAGAGGGTAACAATGAGTTATAAATTAAACAAAACTAACGGCGAATTATTAGTAGATCTAGTTGACGGACAGATTGATACTACTAGCACTGATGTGTCACTAGTTGGCAGAAACTACAAAGGCTACGGCGAAGCATTTAATGAAAACTTTATTAAAATGCTTGAAAATTTTGCTAAAACAAGCCCTCCAGGCGCACCACTAGTTGGACAGTTATGGTATGACACTGCGGAACAGCGTTTGAAAATTTATACAGGAGAGACATTTAGGTCGGCTGCAGGAGCAGTAGTCAGCCAAACACAACCTAATTTAGTAGCAGGCGATCTTTGGATTGATAGTTTAAATAATAGACTTTACTTTTTTGACGGAAGTGACATAGTATTAGTTGGCCCTCAATTTACTGCATCTCAAGGAAAGACAGGTGTAGAAGCATTTACTATATTAGATGCAAACGGACAAGACCAAACGGTGTTGTATATGTATATTAACGGTCAGCTAACGGGAATTTATTCTAGAACTGAATTTAGACCTCAAGTGAATATTGTAGGTTTTCCTGTAGATCCTGATGATAACCGAGTACCAAAACGTCAACTAATTCGCATTGGGTTTAATCCTGCAAGTGAAAGTTTTTGGTATAGAGGAACAGCTACAAGCTCAAGAGGCTTAATTAGTGATGCAGGCGAAGAGTTTAGTGAAGCTAACTTTATGAAAACTGATAGAGATACTAGTACAACTGGTAGTCTTGCAGTTAAAAACTCAGGCGGACTAACAGTCGGAGTAAGCGATACTGTTTATGCTGCATTAAGAATTGACACAGATTACATTACTACACTAGAAACACAACGTTTAGATAGAGACTTTACTATTAGAACACGCCGAGGAAACTTATTTGACAATGCATTTTATGCAGATTCAACAAACAAACGTGTAGGGATTTATACAACAACACCAACAGT